GTCTGTGCGGAGTAGGATGCGCTCCATACCAGAAGCGGAGAGACCTGTTGAGACCATGACTCCGCGTGGGGAAGAGCAGTCATCTATGGAAGCCACGTCCCCTGAGAGGTCGTTGCCGTGGATATAGAATAGGTGAGATAGTCCTGCTTCTTTAGCCATCAGTCAGCCTCCTCAAGGAATCCCCTGTCTCGCCACGACTTCTCAGCGTCGGCTTTCATTGAGCTTGGCCGCTTCCACACATCCCCCTCAAACCATTCCTTCTCCCCTGTCCCTTCCTTGGTAGTGAGGATAGGGATACCAGCGGGGATGCTGCGTGGGTTCTTGACTATCAATTGCTTGGCTGTGGTCATTAATCGTTCTCCTCTAGTTCAATCCTGTACATCCCACCCTGGTGCTGGAATATCTTTGAGCCTGTGATTTCCGTGAGGTAGAAGTCCTCTTCCCTCCAGCACGCTCCTGTTACGTGGGTGAAGCCTGTGACGGAGAGGGCTGCGCCTTCGATGGTAGCCTGAATCTGGGAATCTATGTCGGAGGCGGGAAGGGGCCAGCGGCCTGGGGTTACAGCTTTGATTAGATAGATAAACTCATGCCAGCGTGAGGATGATGAGAGGGGGCGGGTGAGATTGTTGGAGACGGCTTGGAATATTACCCACGGAGGGGCGAGATGGTCAGGCCCCATGACTGAGTGGACGCCTCCTGTGGCGAGGTTGAGGAGAGTGGCGTCTGAGTCGAGTAGGAGTTTGAGAGTGGTGTCGAGTGCGCCTCTAGCGTCAGCCATTCAGCGCCTCCGTAGCAGGGCGCGTCAGTCCACACCAGCACTCCTCATAATCGTTCCAAGAGACTGCAGGGTCATTGGCTCCTGTCCCGACGCCATAACGCGTCCAGACAGGGGGGTGAAGTCCAGTCGATGCAGTTTGGTGGTACTCAGAGACATCAGTTTTCCGGACTGTAGCAGCGTAGTTAGCAATATAGTCAGGCCACAACATCACACCACCCTCCTAGTCATCGCCTCAACAGCCCGTATAAAGAGCCTCTTCTCAGACTCAAGGGCAGGAATCATAAAAGGGCGTGCGGATATACGGGCTGTTCCGAACTCTAAAGGAGGGGCGTATGAGGTGGATGGGCCTATTGAACGGGAGTGGCGGGAGGGTTTGGAGACTGCAATGGAGTTCTTGGTAGCGCCTGTGTCAACGGGGACGCGGAACTTGGCTTTCTTTTCAACATTGAAGGCAGCGACATCAAGGACATCCTCAAGCGCTCCGGGGAGCTGACGGATGATCTTATCCAGAAGCCTTGTGTCTACACGGACACTAACACGAGTTTTTACCACAGAGACTCTCCTCATCTCTCTGGCACTCTCGGCACTCTGGAGCGGTTGGTGACTGGCCTTCTAGGTGGCGATTTCAGTTCTAGGGTAAGGGATAGATTATTCGGCTGTCAAGACCTCCTGCCATCCGCCATGTCCATCTGGGATTAGCTGGGAGCCTATTGTCGAGTCAGCATCTATAGGAATGATGGTGACAGTAAGCTCACCACACTTGCGGCATTTGAGTTCTACTTGGGTTCCTGGTTTAAGGTCACCTCTGTAGATGAGGCGACCACATCCTTGACAGTTATAATCCATCATGAGAGCCTCCTGATACTGGCGCGCCGGACTGTGGAGAGCGTGCCGCGTCCGACTGTCTGAACTTCATATACAGCCCCATCACTCCATATCCTGTCGCCTTTAACGAGAGGTTGGCCAATAGAACAGGTGAACATGAACAGCTGGTCGCGTCTCCTCCCATCCCCTACTTGAGTTTCTGTGCCTGTGCCACGACGGATGCGGCAGGGGACATTGAGGAAGTTGATGGGGTTGGACTCGGAATAACCTCCTGCTCCGTCAGGCTCAAGGATGGTGGTCTGTATGTGGCAGGTGGAAGGAAGGCCTGCGTTACCTGCGACTTGAACATACTCCTGGAAGTTGGACGTAATGGTAGATCCTGGAGTAGGAGGCGAGGAGATGACGTCCTCGAAGGGTGCGGCGACTCCTACCACCGCAGGATCAGGGGTTCCAGTACCGGCTGGTGGGTCAGGAAGGTTGCTTATCCACAGAAGCATCGTCTGGGATAACCTCCTCCAAGTGTCCGTTATTCTTTACCTCATGTGTCTCCACTATATTGTCTATGATAGCTTTACCTTCGGGAGTCATCGCCTTGTTCAGGAGGCGAGTGGTCTCATTCAGGACTCGCTGGAGAGCGTAGTTGATGAGCGTGATTCGGATACGGTCGTCATCATCCATAGCCTCCTGAACATCTGCCATCGTTATCTGTACGTTATCCATACTGCTACTACTCCTATAGTGACACCGATAAAGGGGAAAAGAATGATAAGGCCAATTCCGAGATGCCAGAAATTCTCCTCAAACCAACCATTACATATACCGTGCGGATGCTTGTGTCCTAAAATCACTCGCTCACCTCTCTCAGAAGCCCCCGCCTGAAGTAGAACACCACATCCAGACCTTTGGGGGGCTTCTCGCTATCTACAGTATCCCCAACCTTGTAAGAGGACTTGGCCTTCCCCTCTGGCTTGGGAAGTACGTCGAAGTCCTGAACTACTATTAGTTGGCTCATATCTAATCCTCCACGTAGGTGAACACGCCATCTACATTGACGGCTCCTGAGAGTTCCAAGTTGAGAAGAACGTTGTCGGCAGTCTCAAACCAGCCTTCAGGATTATAGGGAAGGACGAATCCTGTCTGAGCTGTGAGTTCCTGCTCACCTGTAAGAGCTGTCCCATCAGCGCCGCTTTCCACCCTGACTGTAACTGTACCTCCAGCCATCACCATCAAGGCAAGAACTTTAATCTTGATACCAGCTCCAGCAGCGGCTTGAATAGTATTGTTTCCAGAAGAAGCTACATTGATGACCCCGTATTTGACTACAGAGGTGGCATCCCCCATATCAGTGGTTCGGAGGCGTCCGAAGTGGTCAGAGCGGAGAGGCATGTAATCGTTATCAGCTGCCCCACCTCCAGCGGTGAGTTCGTCATCACGGACGGCCATGACAGAGACGCCTGGGTCAGCGGCTTGAAGAGCGACGTCCTCAGAGTAGACCACATTATCAAGTAACTGGAGAGAGGTTAATGCGGCCCCATCTTCTTGCACAACGAAGGTTCCGGCGTTGGTCACAGCGTGAGCATTGACAGTTAGAGTTGCACCAGATACGTCAAGGGCGGCGCCTTCTTGAATGAACAAAGCCCCTGATGCGTTGACTTGGAAAGGGGCGTAATCTCCATCTGTTCCAGCCAGGGCCGCCAGCGCATCGTTTCTGACAGCAAGAGCCATAACACCAGAGTCCCCATTCCCGTGGACTGCATCTTCAGCTTGAACTATATTGTCTATGAGTTGCAAAGATGTGAGGGCCGCTCCGTCCTCCTGGACTACGAATGTGCCAGCATTTGTGACCGCGTGGGCATTAATTGTAAGGGTAGCCGCTGAGACATCCATCGCCGCGCCTTCTTGTATGAACAGAGCGCCTGAAGCATTTACCTGAAAAGGAGTGTAGTCTCCATCCGCGCCAGCGAGAGCTGCGAGGGTATCATTACGAACAGCGAGAGCCATCACTCCAGAGGCTCCTGAACTATGAACTGCGTCCTCAGCCTGGACTATGTTGTCAATTAATTGAAGTGCGGTTAATGCAGCTCCATCCTCTTGCACCACAAAAGTCCCTGCATTAGTTACAGCGTGGGCGTTGACAGTTAGAGTTGCACCAGATACGTCCAGAGCTGAACCTTCCTGAATGAACAGCGCACCGGAAGCGTTGACCTGGAACGGGGCATAATCGCCGTCCGCTCCTGCAAGTGCTGCGAGAGTGTCATTGCGAACAGCCAGGGCCATGACCCCCGAGTCACCATCTCCGTGGGCGGCATCCTCAGCAACCACGATGTTATCAAGGAGCTGGAGGGCTGTGAGGGCTGAACCAACGACATTGACATCACCTATTACCGTTCCTGTGACGAGTTTGGCATTAATGAGGTCAAGGACGGCGTCAATGGTATCAAGGACAGCGTTATCAACGTCGGAGAGGGCGACTGGGAGGGAGTTGGAGGATATGGAGCCTACTAGAGTTTGAGTGTTATCCGCTCCAAATGCCAGCTTAACATATTGGAAGTGACGGCTCCCGTCATCGTCGGTTGCTATGACGGCTCCCCCTGAACCAGTATTTAGAGTAATATCATCAGCCATCTCAGTTCCCTCCAACGCTGTCGTAGAAGAATTTCAGTTCCTCACGGATTATCTGGTGAATATCGTCTTTTGCCTCATCTGAGAGGTGGACAACGTGGCGATGCATTATGTATCCCTCCTGGTCAACGAGTACCGTGTGGAAGATAATGCCTTGCTGGTCTGCGAAAGATTGAGCTATTACTGATTCGATATCAGCCATTATCCTGCTCCTAGTAGTGTCAATCTCCTGGTAGTGACAGCAGCGGCAGCTACAACACCGAAGGTTCTATCTTTTAAGGAGACTATCCCATAAGGGTCATTGTATATCTCTGTTATCTCAGCATCAGATAATGCCCTATCATATAATCTGAACTGCCCTATTTGCCCAGGCCAGCCAAGAGTACCACCGCGAGAGTTACCTATGTTCATATTATCGACACTGGTATCTATAGGTTCATTCTCGATGTCATCCTCGACATCTATCTTGCCATCAATGAAGTGGGCTAGCAGGCTACCATCATAGCGTCCCCCCACCATATGCCAGTTACCGTCCCAGGGGTCACTGCCGTCAGACGTGACCTCGCAGTTCGATGTGACTATACCTACAAAGAACC